TATTCAAAAAGCACAAGAGAACGACATACATTTAGATGGTCAAAAGCTATCATTGAAATACGAATCATGGAAGGTCAACGGATGGAAGAACGGCAACGGTAAGCCTATCAAGAACTGGAAGAACACACTATTAAACACTTTACCATACCTGAAAGGTGACGGAAAAATTGAAAGCGAAGCTGATAAAAAAGCGCGTATTTTCATGGAGCAACTAGACAAAGATTTTATAAACGAAACATTATACGGAGATGAACCAATACAACCTAATATCAACGATCAAAGCATTGCCCGTACTGGTGGGGTGCAAAGAATTTCCAGCCACGGAGCAGGGGGTGGCACTAGTGAAACTGATTAACGACTTTATCAATGATAACTTTTACATGAATGGGTTACAGGTAAAAGAAGCGTTTACGGATGCCGCTGCGATGAAGTTATATCTGGACGGTAAACGGGTCAATCCTTCGACCTTTGGTCAGTTCCTTAGTGTTAATGTGGTCGGTACTGTTCTAAGGGCTTACAAAGAATCGAATGAGGTTCAGAACTCACAACCGAAAGCATACTTACCACATTACCGAAACGAAATAGAACGACCTCACAACCCTATAACACCTTTGGATGCGTGGGAGTTGGTCGAGAAGTGGTACAAGGAGGATGAAAAGTTTGCTTTCATTGCTCCATACTTGGGTGCTTATGATTACCTTGTATCGACAAAGAAGATAAAACCCGTAGAGAATCCACGAAAAGGATTTACAGCTAATCAATCAAGCCCCCAACGTAGGGCGGTAGAAAGTTATCTAAAATGAAGATACTTAATCTATACGCCTACTTAGGAGGCAACCGCTACAAGTGGGACGAAGTTGCCGAGGGCTTAGAGATAACAGCCGTGGAGTTAGACCCTGAACTAGCGCGAATGTACCAAGAACGTTTCCCGAATGATACGGTAATAGTAGCAGATGCCCATCAATATCTTCTTGACCATTACAAAGAATTTGATTTTATTTGGACTTCACCTCCATGCCCTACACATAGTTCGATTAGAATCAGTCAAAAAAACACGAAAGCGTTTACTCCAAAGTTTCCAGATATGGAACTCTATGAGGAAATTATATTCTTAGACAATTACTTTGAAGGTAAGTATGTGGTTGAGAATGTGATACCGTTTTACGAACCATTAATCCAAGCGAAGAAAAGGGGACGGCATTTATATTGGACAAATTTTAACATACCTAATGATTTGAATTGTCGGCCGCAACCAAAAGATATGATTGCAAAAGGGTCGATAGGAGACTTAGAAAAATATCATTCAATAGATTTAGGTAGATACAAAGGGGGTCAAAGTAAGATTAAGATAGGGCGTAACCTAGTAGACTACGAAGCAGGTAGAACCATCCTAGAAACAGCTTTAGGAATCATAAGGAAATCAAACACATCACAAACAGAATTATTTTAACTAAAAACTAGAGCGATGGAAACAGCAAACAAGACAGAGTTGAAACACTTAATTTCGGAAGCTATGCAAGCGGAGGTTTTAATGGTGCGTGAAGAAATCAGACGGGAGTTAATAGGGTGCAGTCCTGAACAGGGCGTAAAAGACATTATTGAATTTCTCACAAGCAGGTTCGGAATATCAGTTGATGAGTTCGTAAGCAAGCACCGTCAACGGTATATAGTAGAAGCAAGGCAGGTATTCTGCTGGCTTGTACGTAATCAGATAATACCTAACCGACTAGCTTTATCACACATAGGTATGTTGATAGGAGGTAAAGACCACGCAACTGTATTGCATTCGTGTCGAGTGATTGACAATATGAACGAAACGGATGTAGCATTTCGTGAAAATATGATGCGGATAATCAACGAACTAGGAAAGAAAGCAGTATGGAACGGTAAAAAACTTGAAATAAAATAACCATGAGCGAAGAAAAGATACTGATACTACTTGATATTGTAATGTGGTTCTTCGGGTATAAAAGGCTATATTCGCAAGGTGAAGAAGAAACTTTGCACGAGGCTAATGACTAACGAGGGGTTCAGGTTACTCGCGCAAAGACTAACGGGCAACCAAGCCCCCGACCTTCTCCAGGATGTCGCGGTAGTTATCTGTGAGAAGTCACCCGAAGAACTTGAAAAGCTGAATGAGTACTTTGACTTTTGGGTTTCGAGGGTGATTATGAACATGGCATCAAAGACAGGAACAACGGGCAAGATAACCAACAAAAGAAAGAAGCTGATAGTCGATTACATCGTAGAAAAAGACGTTGAGAACCTAGAAGAAACGCTTTCAGATTACAATCATAACATCGACAAACGACACAAGCAGATAGAAACGCTACTAGATGAAATGTATTGGTATGATAGGGATATGTTCTACACCTATCTGGAGTGTGGTTCTTTGCGTAAAGTAGAAGCAGTCACTAATATTCCTTACTCATCCGTATTCAGTACCGTTAACAAAGTAAAGAAACATATTAAGGAAAAGATATGATACTAACAGCAATAGCAACGGCAGTACTAGGGTTATCAGTCCACCAATTCACAAAGCGATGGGATAGAAAACCCTTCAACTGTGAGTTATGTGTCTGCTTTTGGGTGGCTGTTATCGTCTTCTTAATTGATTGGTTGACATCGTTACCCGTTTTTAGGGGCGTGGAGTTTGTAGGCTTCACTATATTTACCAGACAAATTCTGTATAGAGTATGGGCGACAATGTTCTGAACGATGAAGAAATAGAATGGGTAAAGGCACACGCTGATACTATCAACCAATTCGCAGCTAAAGAGTTCGCGGGACACGTGCCAATGGATGACAGGGTGATGTTTGAAAGGTTGTCATGGAAAGTCAACGGTCGGTCATTCCCTATTAAGTGGACTTGTTCACCATGTATTGAGCAAATAGGACGGTTATTAAAAACAAAGCTGTGAGTATTATCGCAATGGCGGTCTATGATACCGAAGAAAACGGACGTACAGAATACACCCGAAAGACCTTACATTGCCTTATGCAGACTGTTAACATGGATAGGCACTCAATCCATGTGATAGATAACGCATCATGCGACCAGACCAAACGACTATTAAAAGACTTCAGTCCATACATTACCATTCACACACTAGGTCAGAACATAGGAACAGCCAAAGCAATCAATAAAGCTATTGCACTCCGCGAAGGTGGACACGTTATCAAGATGGATAATGATGTGGTGATACATTGTAAGAATTGGGCGGACCAATTAGAGGACGTTGTGGATATGCAGCCAGATGTCGGAATCGTAGGACTGAAAAGAAAAGACCTTGAGGAAAGACCCGACCATCAGAACCGCCACTACCGTTCTACTTTGTCAATGACAGGCGGTAAGGGTATGCCGTGGGTCGTCTTGGAGGATGTGAATCATGTTATGGGTACGTGTCAGCTTTACAATTTCAAGCTACTTGATAAAATAGGCTACTTATATCAACCTGGAATCTATGGCTTCGATGATTCACTAGCCGCTATCAGAGCAAAGAAAGCGGGGTTTCGTAATTGTTTTCTACCTCATATTGAGATAGACCACATCGACACGGGCGCAAGTCCTTACAGTCAGCATAAGATAGTAATGACCCGTCAGGGGGTTGATGAGTTTTATAGACTCAGACAAGGGTATCAGAACGGAACGATAAACATNTACTGCCATCCATGAAAGCNACAATAGAAATAAAAGAAGGTGAATTTTCAATTGAGATAATCAGCAAGAAAACGCGCTATCAGTCTAAAGGAACTATCGTACTGGATGAGGACGCTAAAGAAATGAGAGAAGATGTAGAGTTATTAGCGTTAAGAATCATACGTAAGTCAGACAACTACACTCAGTCAAAGGCTACCATTAACAAATAGTTGGTTTTTATATTTATATACGATGGCAAAACATAAATACATAGAGACACCTGAAAAGATGTGGGAGTTGTTTCTTGCTTATGCTTCAGACGTTAAGACAAACCCACGACATATAATTGAATACCACGGTAAAGATGGTGATGAAAAACGTAAGCCTTTAGAACGTCCTCTAACATTAGAAGGGTTTAAAGAATACGGACATCAGAACGGGGTGACCATACAAAACTACTTCGACAATCCAGGCAATAGATACGATGAATATAATGTTATCTGTATACGTGTACGTGAAGCAATCAGGCGCGACCAGATAGAAGGCGGTATGGTCGGACAATACAANGCAAGCATAACACAACGNCTCAACGGGTTAACTGACAAACAACAGGTAGACCTCAAGACAGATAAGAGTCCTTTCAATTCGTTTGATGTAGATGTTCCAGGCGACAACAGCACAGGCTAAGATAGGCGCGCTAAAGACGAGGGAACGAGTAGTACAGGGCGGTACATCTTCAAGCAAGACCTTTTCAATCCTTCCTATCCTTATCATGTACGCTAAGGATCACCCACTATCAGAAATAAGCGTAGTATCTGAATCAATCCCACATCTCCGTAGAGGGGCTATCCGTGACTTCCTAAAGATACAGGACGAGATAGGTAACGACATCTACACCCAATGGAATAAAAGCACCCTGACATGGACTAATCTGAACGGCTCTATTATTGAGTTCTTCTCAGCCGACCAACCCGACAAGATGCGAGGGGCTAGGCGTGACGTTCTCTTTGTTAACGAAGCCAATAATATTACTTGGCAAGCATACCACCAACTATCTATCCGTACCCGTAAGTTTATCTACGTGGATTTCAACCCTACGCAATCATTCTGGGCGCATACTGAATTGGTTGCGCATGGTGC